TTTGGAGTAAAAACCAATACTAAGCTAGATAAAAACTTTTTTAGACAAGATATTAAAATGTTTAATCAGATTGTGAAAAATTATAATACGTTAACAGATGAACAGAAAAAAGCTATAGATGACCTAGCTAAAAAAGGTAAAAAGAGTACAAAAGATAAAACAGTTCAAAAAGGTACAGAAACAACTAAAAGTAGAACTAATAAGTCAGGACCTCCAAGCCGTACCTCTAAAACACAAGGTATACCTAATCCTTCGGTATCGATAGGATACCAATCAGGACAAGTTGATCCTGGTTTAGCTGCAGCCGCTGGTATTACATCTTCAGTACAAGGCGTTTCTTCCTCAAAAAGCGCTCAAGATGCTGGATACGACGTTAGCCCTGAAGGTGAGTTTGGTGGTACAGCTACTGCACCCAGTGTATCTGATGCACCCGCACCATCACCAGGTGCAAGTCAAGGTACTTCCGGAGGTACAAATAGTGGTTCTACTGGTTCAGACGAAGGTATAGGTTTTGGTGGAGGTGGTGCTCGTGCAAGAGGCGGTTTAATTCCATCTAGATCTTCAGTTAAACCAAATAAACAAAATAGAAAAGGTTTAGGGCAGAAAAAGACTATGTAAACTATCCAACAATAATAACTAAGGCTACTCGGCTTCGGCTGACCCCAACATAAAGGAATACAAAATGCCTACAGAAATGGTAAAAGAGACAACCCCTGCAGAAACAATGATAGCTAGGGGTAGTAACTACTCCGCTAAACAGGCTCGTCTTAAAAAAGATGAAGAAGAACTAGAAGCACTTATGAAGAGACAAGAAAGTTCTAAAGAAGAAGAAGACCAACAAGAGGTAGAGACTGAAGAGCCTCAGGAAACTGAAGATAAAGTTGAGGATTCTTCTAAAGAGCCCAAGGAAGACACTGAGCTAAGTCCTGAAGAAAAGTCGTTTAAGAAAAGATATGGTGATCTTAGACGGCATATGGCTTCTAAAGAAAAGGAATGGGAAGAAAGATTTGAGGCTTTAGAATCTCAAAGTAGTTCTGTAAGACCACCTATGTCTGACGAAGACATTGAGTCTTGGGCCTCTGAAAATCCAGATGTAGCTTCTATTATTGAGACTATTGCAGATAAGAAAGCAGCAGAAAAGTTTGCTGCAGCTGATAGTCGATTTAAAGAACTAGATGATGCTAAATATGAAGCCACTAGAACTAAAGCTGAAATTGAGATACGTAAGTCACACGAAGACTTTGATGATCTACGCGATTCTGACAAGTTCCATGATTGGGTAGAGGAACAACCTAAGTGGGTACGTGATGCTCTCTACGAAAACTCAGACGATGCAGGAAGTGTTATACGTGTTATTGACTTGTACAAAGTAGATAATAACTTAACTATTTCTGATAAAAAGTCTAAAGCTAAAGAAGCAGCTAAAACAGTATCTAAAAAGACTAGAACAACTGTAGAAGCAGATGAAACAAAATCATACCTTAAAGAATCAGTTGTATCTAAAATGACTGATAAAGAGTTTGAAGATCGCTACGCCGATATTCAAGAAGCAATGGCCTCAGGTAAGTTTGTATACGATATCTCAGGACGTGCTAGATAATATCATCTTACTCAAATAGTCTCTTGACACAAGGGATTGAGTATGGTATAACTGTAGGAGTTTAACGGCCCCTTTTCTAAGGATACCCTAAAAACCCTACAGTAACCCCTCTGGGGTGAACTACTGAACACTAATAATCCCTAAGACTTACCTGATTAAGTACAGGCCCTTTGCAAACTAGCTGGCAAGTTATTTGTAAAGCACCCTCGAAAGAAGTCAGCCTCTTATCCCGATTGTTTAGGTTCTCTTAACTGGAATCCACACACATAACTCGACTCAAATAAGCACCTTGTGTGACTTTACTGGATTCTTATTTATCAAGCCAAACATCTAGAAGGATAACTAAAATGGCTTTTACAGCAGCTGCAGGTCACGGAAACCTGCCAAATGGAAACTTTTCCAGCGTCATTTATTCCAAGAAAGTTCAACTTGCATTCCGCAAGAAAGCTATCTGCAATGACATCACTAACTCTGATTATTTTGGTGAGATCAGTGCACAAGGGGATACGGTGAAAATTATAAAGGAGCCTGAAATTTCTGTATCAAGCTATGCGCGTGGTACACAGATCGCAGCTCAAGATCTCGATGATGAAGATTTCTCCTTAACCATTGATAAAGCTAACTATTTTGCTTTCAAAATCGACGATATTGAGGAAGCTCACAGTCATGTCAATTTCATGGATCTCGCAACCAACCGTGCGGCTTACCGCTTGGCTGATCAGCTTGACCAAGAAGTTTTAGGCTACTTGTCAGGTTACAAACAGTCTGCTTTGCATACTGATGCTGACACTGTTAACGATCAAGTAAATGGTACTGTTGCTGTTTCTACAGCTGGTACTGACGAGTTGTTGTCTTCTATGAAGTTGATTAAGTCTTCTTTTGGAAACATTACAACAGCTTCTGCTGGTGATCACTCTATCCCAGTTGCTGCACGTTTGCCAGGTGCTACTGCCCTGCCAACAGCTTATGCATCACCTGTAATGTTGATTAACCGCATGGGCCGTCTACTTGACCAACAGAATGTTGACAAGGATGGTCGTTGGCTGTGTATTGACCCGGTAATGCTAGAAGTCCTAATGGACGAAGACAGCCGTTTCTTGAATGCTGACTTTGGAGATGCTGGTGCTCTGCGTAACGGTTTGGTTATGAGCAAGTGGAATGGTTTCCGCGTGTATGTATCCAATAATCTACCTTCAGTTGGTGGTGGTTCTGCTACTACTGGTACTGCTAACCAAAACACAGATTATGGTGTTATTGTTGGTGGTCACGACTCTGCTGTAGCAACTGCTGAGCAAGTCAATAAGACTGAAACCTACCGTGACCCAGACTCATTCGCGGATATTGTTCGTGGTATGCATCTATACGGCAGGAAAATACTTCGCCCAGAAGCACTGGTAACTGCTAAGTACAACTTAGCCTAACCTATAGTAGGTACTCTGCTTTGAGTGGGGTACCTACTTTTGGTCATGTCTTGAAAGGATTTTTTAAATGGCTACTGTAACAACTCTCGCTAAAGCCGTTGGCGGCAGAGGCAACCCAAATAACAAACCGTATATGGTCGAAAAAGAAATAGACCTAGCTGCGGCTGCTACTGCAAAAGGCTCAGCCCTTGCAGCAAACGACATCATCCAAGCTATCACTGTAGGTGCTAATACTATGGTAATGGCGGCTGGTATGGAAGTTACTGCAGCACCTGCTGGTGGTAACTCTTGTACTATCGATCTTGGTATCACAGGTGGTGACGTTGACGCATTTGTAGACGGTATGACCGTAACAGGTGCATCTGCTGGTGCCTACGGTACTCTGGCAAACACTGCGTGTCCAATCTTGGTCACTACATCTGATACTATCGATATGCTAGTATTGGGTACTACTCCAGACACTTCTGGTAAGATCCGTGTTTATGCAGTCCTTATGGACGTAGACAGCATTGGTTCAGACAAAGGTGCTGCTGAAGTAGACCGCGACTTACTCGCATAATACAACTTACTAAGGAGCCCTCGTAAAGGGGGCTTCTTTTTATTAATTAAATGTTTAAGGGTGACTAATGGCTTATACCTATCTAGACCTTACTAACGAAGTACTGGCTCGTATGAATGAGGTTAGGCTAACTACTGCTACTTTTAGCAACGCCCGTGGCTTTCAAGTCCAATGTAAAAATGCTGTTAATGACGCTATTAGCTACGTTAATCATAGAGAGTTTAATTGGCCTTTTAATCATAATACAGGTTCTCAAGTTTTAGTAGCAGGTACAAGTCGATATAGTATACCTACTGGTTCTAAAACAGTAGACTACGAAACGTTTAGACTAACAAAAAACTCTACTCTTGGATCAAAGGGTGGAGGTCTTTCTGTTTTAGACTATAAAGAATATGTAGACAGATTTATAGATCAAGAAGATGATACAACTGTTCAAGGTGGTGAACCTAGAATGATTGTACGTACTCCTGATAATAACTACCTTTTATACCCTTATCCAGATAAAGCTTATACATTAAAGTTTGAATATTACGCTTCAACAGTAGCTTTGTCAGAAGCATCAGATGTACCTGACATACCCGAGTTATACCGTCCAGTTATCGCAGACGGTGCTACATCTTATGCTTATCAGTACAGAGGTGAGTTAGAGCAATATCAAGCTAACTGGTCTAGATTTAATAGTGGCATTACACAGATGCAAACTAATCTTGTTAATCGTTTTAAGTACATACGCTCAACTGTACTTTCTGGCCCAGGTGTGAGTACATCTGTATTTCCTTCAGTTTCTTAAAAGAGATCAAGCAATATGGCTGATACAACTGGTCTTTCTCCTTTTATATTCCCACTGCAAGGTGGCTTAATTTTAGATAAGTCTAACTTTGAGGTACCACCTGGTGCCGCCCTTGAATTACAAAACTTTGAACCAGATACTTCAGGTGGCTACAGAAGAATAGATGGGTATACTAAATGGACTTCTCAAAAGATTCCATTTACAGCATCAGATGATGATGAACCTATTCTTATGTGTGCTTTCTACTCAGGAGAAGTAATAGGTGCTCGTGGTTCAGCTATCTATAGATCTTCTGCTCAGACTAATAGTTTAGACGGAGCTATTAATGCAAGTGCTACTACAGTAACGGTTGATAGTACTACTGGTTTTTCAACGACTGGTACACTCCTCGTAGGTACTGAGCAAATAACATATACAGGACTAACAACTACTGCATTTACAGGGTGTACTAGAGGCGCTAATAGTACTTCAGCTGCTTCACATGTTGATAACCTTGCAATTGAACAGACATGGACTTCTATTGATTCTGGTAGAACAAACGCAAAGAAGTATACGCACACTAGATTTGATTATACAGGTGAAGACTTACTTGCTTTCGCAGATGGAACTAATCATGCTTCGTACTGGAATGGATCTTCGATAACAGACATTAATGGTACAAACGCTCCAGCTAATCCTAAATTTATTGCTGTATTTAAAAACACTGGGTTTTATGCAGGAATGTCAAACAATCCAGAAGAAATTGTTTTTACAGCACCTTTAACTATAAACGATTTTAGTGTAGCAAATGGAGCAGGTAGCTTTGCAATTGATGCGCCTGTGACTGGAATGATAGTTTTTAGGGATAACCTTTATATTTTCTCAGCTAATAGAATTTATCGTTTGACAGGTAGTTCTCAATCAGACTTTCAACTTACTCCAATTACAAGAGAAATTGGTTGTAGGAATGGATGGACTATTAAAGAATTTGCTGGTGATGTTATATTCTTAGGGCCTGATGGTCTTCGTACTATTGCTGGTACAGAAAAGATTGGTGACGTTAATCTGAGTTCTATCTCAAGTCCTATCCAAGAATTATTTAAAGATAGAGGAGATGTTGACGAATTTGAGTCATACGTTATTCCTAACAAAACTCAATATAGACTTATATTCGGTAGTACAGCTGAAAGAGATATATACACTGATGGTATAATCTGCAGTCTTAAACCTAGTGGCTACGAGTTTGCTACAACTAAAGGTTTAAAAATGTACTCTAGTGATACTGGTGAATTCCAAGGTAGTTACTTTAATATAATGGGTGGTTACGACGGGTACGTGTACCAAGATCAACAAGGCAACACCTTTGATGGAACTACAATTATTGGACGTTATCGTAGTACAGACATTACAGCAGGAGATGCTGGTATCCGTAAAGCTTTTCAACGTGTTATTATTAACTATGCACCCGAGGGGGTTCTTAATTCACAGTTATTTTTAAGGTATGACTACGAAAGCCCTGACTCAGCTAGACCCGACGCTTATCCTTTTGATTCAAGTCAAGTCGTAGCTCTGTACGGAAGTGGTTTGTATGGTCAGTCTACCTATGGTGGTCAATCAGATCCGTTGATTAGACAACCTGTAGAGGGATCAGGTTTTTCAGTAGCTTTGAGGGTGGTAGACAACGGGGTGTCTTTTCCTTACTCACTCAAAGGCTTTCAATTAGAATTTACAGCAGCGGCAAGACGCTAGGGAGAGAAACATGGCAAGTTACACACGCCAGAGTACCTACACAGATGGTGACGTTATACAAGCATCAGACTCTTCTAATGAGTTTGACCAACTAGTAAATGCTTTTCACCGTGAGACAGGACATGCCCACAATGGGACAGTTGCTGAAGGACCTATTATTGGTCTTATTGGTGATGCTGGTTTAGTTACACCTCTTAATAAAATAACAATTGACACTACAAACGACTTAATTAAATTCTTTGTTGATGTTTCTTCTAGCGCTGTAGAACAAGTTAGAATACAAGATGGTTCCATTGTACCTGTTACAACTAACGATATAGATTTAGGTACTTCTTCGCTAGAGTTTAAAGATGCTTACTTTGATGGAACAGTTACTACAGACGCAGCTAGTGTAGGTGCTTTAACTGTTACTAGCTCTGCTAACTTTTCTGGAGCTACTGTTTCCAATCTAGGTACTGTTACTACAGTAGATATCAATGGGGGTACTATAGACGGTACTATCGTTGGTGGCTCGACGGCTGCAGCTGGTACCTTTACATCACTTAACGCAAATGGTGGTGGATCACTCACAGGTACTTGGAGTGACTTAGGGACAGTTACTACAATAGATCTTAACGGTGGTACAGTAGACGGTACTGTTATTGGCGGGTCTACTCCAGCTGCAGGTACTTTTACTACAGTAACAGCTTCTACTGTAGATCTTAATGGAGGTGCAGTCGATGGTACAGTTATTGGTGGTTCATCTGCAGCTGCAGGTACTTTTACTACAGCAACAGCTACGACTGTAAATGCTACTACTGTTGACTCAACTAACCTTGAGGTTACAAATGTAAAAGCTAAAGATGGTACTGCTTCAGCTACTATTGCAGACTCAACAGGTGTTATGACTGTAGCTTCTGCCGTTCTTACTACTGCAGACATTAATGGCGGTACTCTTGATGGTGTTACTATCGGCGCTTCTACTCCTGCAGCCGCTTCCTTTACTACAGCGAATATAGATGGTGGTACTCTTGACAATGTTGTAGTAGGTGGCTCAACGGCTGCTGCAGCTACTACTACTACTTTAACAGCTAATACTAATTTAACTATAGCTGGTACAACAACAGTCACAGGTATTCTAGATGAAGACAACATGGCTTCAAATAGTAATACTAGCTTGGCTACCCAACAGTCTATTAAAGCTTACGTAGATAGTCAGATTGATTCTAATAATGAGCTATCGGAAGTACTAGCTAATGGAAATACTACAGGATCTAACGATATTGCAGTAGCTAGTGGTCAAAAGATTACTACAAATACTATTGACGAGACCACCTCAGGATCTGGTGTAACTATTGATAGTGTTCTTTTAAAAGATGATGTAGTCAATGCTACTGACATTGAGACTGCATCTATATCTGCAAATGATGGTACAGCAGCTGCTACAATAGCTAACTCAACAGGAGTTGTTACAATACCTTCTGCAGTGTTGACAACAGCAGATATTAACGGAGGTACAGCTGACAATGTAGTTATAGGTGGTGCTACAGCTGCTGCTGCTTCTGTAACAACTTTAAACGTGAGTACATCGACAACACTAGAGTTAGACGATATTACTTCAACAAGTGACTTGCCTGTAACCTTAGGTGGTACTGGCGCATCAACAGCGGCTAATGCAAGAACTAATCTAGACGTAGACCAAGCAGGTACCGCCCTTGCTCTGGCGATAGCCCTCGGGTAAGGAGAACTAACAAATGGCTAATACTTTTAAGAACTATACAAGCGCATCGGTAGGTACGTCTGCTACAACTGTATATACCGTGCCTTCTTCAACAACAGCTGTTATGATTGGGTGTAATTTAGCCAATAGAACAGCCTCTCAAATCTTAGTAGACGTTCAAGTAGCTGGTGTTTACATTGTTAAGTCAGCACCAATCCCATCAGGAAGTGGCTTGTCTGTCCTGGACGGTAAGATTATTTTAGAAACTACAGATACTATCGTAGTTACATCGGACACAGCAAGTAGTTGTGATGCTATCGCATCGGTTCTGGAGCAAACATAATGGCTGGTTATATCGGAAATAAAGCAGTTGCGTTATCTACTACAGCAGCGGATGTTGACGGTACAATAACTAGTGATGGTCTCGTTGTAGACGGCGGCACAATCAAGCTTGATGGCAACTACCCCACTGGTACAGGCAACGTGGCTCTGGGTGATACTGCGTTGGATAGTGTGGAAAGTGGTGGTAACTACAATACTGCTATAGGGGGGCTTGCGGGTACTGCGATCACCACTGGAGATGAGAATACTTTTGTAGGCTATGCTACTGGTGATTCTATAACCAC